ATCAATAAACTTGTTATCCTCCATTCTGGAAGGAATATACATCGACATCCAACCCTTATCTTCCTTATTACGAGGGTCTTTCATCGTTACATCATAAAAGTATGTCTCAGGCGGTGATGGATCAATATACAACGCTTTTAAGAAGTTATGACTGATACCACCTGGATTAGCCGTCATGACCAATCTTGGCAGATACTCTTTCTGTTTTGGCTCATAACCACCCAAACGCAATCTACTTTTTATATAGCCTAGCTGATAGGCTGACAGTTGACCTGCCTCATCTACACAGGCTAGGTGTATTTCAGCACCTTGAATACGATCACAGTCCGAATCTCTCTCCAGATACTGGAACTGAATATAAGAGCCATTATAGAACTCAAATCTTTTCCTAGATTCAGAGAAGTTACCCAATTCTTGAGGCAATTCCTTTTTTATCTGCTGTATATGGTTGCTCTCTAACTCAGGCAATGACCTTCTAAAGATATATGCCTGCAAGCCAGGATTCTCACAGCAAAATGCGATACAATCCCATCTTAGTGCATGAGACTTGCCGCCACCCACAGCACCACCGAATAATATCTGTCTTGCTCTACATTTATGAAGCAATGCCTGTTTAGGCTGCGGATCATATTCAAGCTTTATTGTCTTTGCCATTAATCAGAATCTTTAGGCTGTCTTACAAAAGTTTCTCTAAAAGTAAAATCTTTGTTTCTGCCTTTATTTCTTACAAAACCAAATTTTTTGTAAAAACTTTCAAGTCTTGTTTTGCTACCTCCAAAAGTTGCATCTGGTGTAACACCTATTGAAAGATTATTTTTATCTGCGTAATCAATCAAATCATCCATGACTTTCGTGCCAATACCTTCAGACCTCTGATTTTCTGGCACAACTATTTTACTTAATGTCAAACCATTTTTATTTTCAAAAACACTTAAATCAATATCAGGATATTTTTGTGACAAATTTTGTTCAATGCTTTTAGGCGGTTCTACTTTGGCTATGCTTGCAACATCACTAGGAAGTTCAGCAGAAGTAGGTGAATAATCATAGTCTCTATCTGGATACAAGGAAGGATTAACAACCCTTACCTGTTCACTGTCAAAAGCTACATAATCAACTTTATCACTGACATCATTAACAATCTTTAAACCATCATGCCCTTTTGCCTTTGCCTCAGCTATAACTGCTTTTTCATTATCTCTTTTAAAGCCAATATCTTTTCTGTTAACCTCTAATGGGTTTTGTATATCAAACTCTAATTCTGCAACATCACCTGGTATCAAGGTTGTTTTTGTAGGGCCTTCAGAGCCATCTTTTGCTCTACCTGGATAATTAACAGTCTGTTTATTGGCAAACTGATCTGCTGTTGCTAATTCAGTAGTTGCAAAAGATACTTTTTCATCACCATAAAAGTCAGTTGGGTTGATGAAATCCTTAGTGCCTTTCTTTGACCTACCCTGATAAACCTTAATAGGATTTTCAAACTTATACTTACTTGCCGCTCTTGGTGCTTTTAACATTGCTCCTAAAACTGCACTCGCACCTAATGTGGCAGGAGCAGCTACTGTAGCAACGTCACCTGCAACACCTAATCCCTGTAAAGCGGCATCAAGATAATTACCTTGTCCTATATTCTCACCAAAACTCGGTAACGGCTGACCAGAAATATCTACTGCACCACCATAAGCATCAACTATTCCTGCTCCTGGAAAGAAGGACGCTCCTGTTACGGCTGTACCATATCCAGTTCTACCTGCAACCTCTGGATCAACAAAATAGCTACCCCCTGCATCTGCACCTATTCCCATAGGGCCACCGCCTAAGTTCTCACTGGCTCTTCTAATCGGAGACATTAACATCTCTGCAACCATCGATGGATCGAATTGTGTCATGTGCAACCTGTCATTACTTTATTTTGGTTGCATAAAGTGGAGTGCAACCTAAACTGCAACCATTGTGCAACTGCAACCTTAATTTAGTGCAACCTATGTTATTAAAATATTGTGTGTGTGCGTGTGTGATGTATACGCTTTCGTCTTCGTCCAAAGGCCTACCCTGTGGGGCATGGCATGGGGGCTATATATTATTAAATGTGGTGACCTTGTGGTGACTAGTTATCTATAACTGTAGGCTCATCAACAGTTTCAGCGTCAATGGTCACAGGTTCTAAACTGGTGCTTCTGTTTATGTTTATCTGTAGGTTCATAGCACCTAACTTATTGGTTTCATTACCAAATATCTGCTTCTGTGTTCTTTCTAAGTACCAACTATCAGCTTTCCAGTCACCTCTTTTGCCTGCTAAACCAATTCTCTGCACCCTATCAGCAACAGCCTTGCGTTCAGCCGCACGTACTGAAATAGCAAAGCTATCATCCTTCCTAATCCACTCATAAAAGGTTTTCTCAGATATCCCTGAAGTCTCTGATGAAATGCCTTTTGGTACTCCCTCTGCTATATGTCTTAGTATTTCTTCTCTAACCTCTGGTGTATCTTTGCTAAACATTTGCACAGGACTAGACTTCACTATCATCTCTTTGGTTGCATCTGTTTTGGTTGCAGTTGCAGTCTTCACTTCTACAATCTTTTTCGCTGCAACCACATTCTTATAATCTAGCTTACCTTCTTGTAACCATCCTTCTTTCTTTATCTTTTTATCAATAGCCTGTCTTGATACAGGATGCATCTTGCTTAGTGAAAATGCTTTGTATCCTGCTACATATTGTTTCTGTATTGTAGTCCAATCCACATTAGGCTTGGCTTGCCCATTCCTCATCTTATAACCATTCCTTCAGCTTCTTGTTAAGCCATTCCCAGAATGTCAGAGACTTCTTAATCTCTTCTACCTTCTTCTTTCTACCCATGATGTCCTCATAAAAAAACAGCAACCTAGCGGAGAATGACGAATAATCTACTAGGCTGCCGTATAAAGTTTAATCTATCTTGAAAGGATTATATACGAAAAAAAATATAACAATGCTTATGTTAATGAATTATGTGTCTAATTCTGGCACTTTTGTCTAACATAAAATCCATTCACGAATGACGTAATTGATGTTGTAATCTCACCAAAGCAAGAGTGTGCCTTGCTTTCGCAGTATCTTTATTGCATGAAAAAAATGAAGAAATCTTCCTCCAACTCATTTTAGAGCCTCTTAACCAGACTATTTTCCTGTCATCTAGCGACATATTCAACACCCATAACAGTGCTTCATCACAACGATCTATCATCTCATTGGACGGCTTTATATACACTCTTGTTTCATTATAGCCATAAGCAAGGTTTGCATCATTGACATACTCTGGCCAGAACGACAGCTTCTGTTTCTTTATCGGATTGGAAAAGCTATTACAGACCATAACCATTTCTTCCAACCGATCATATAATTCATCAAGCCCCATTAAACCACCTTATCTGCTCTCTATGTATCTGGTTTGTTTTAATCATTGCCACAACCTGGTTAATCTTATCACTGTCTCGGTTTATCTTATCCTGAAAGGCAGGCCCTGCTGTTAACACATCATCCACACTCAACTGATAGGTTGTTGCAGTATAGACCTTTACTGGTACAGTCTTTTCTTTATAGCTATTAGTGATAACAGATTTTAAATATGCCTGTGGTCTACCAGAAATGGTGGATAAGTTAACATCTTTTAAAGCCCTGAATATAAACTCATCTTTTTGTTCCAGAGTCTGTCCTTCAAAGAACTGATTACAATGTTGCCTCAAAATACCAAATAACTGTCTAGCCCCTTCATCTGACAAACCTAATGGCTGAAAGAATGAAATAGCAGTTGTGAAACTGTTATTGATTTCTTGCTGCTGTTCATTAGTACTTTCTTTACTTTGTTCCTTCTTTACTTTGTAAGTGTTCCCATTTACCACTTGTGGTAAAACCACGTGTGGTTTTTGGGATAATGGTGAATCATAAACAAAATAAAGGGTTGTAGCGAATTTACCCTGCTCTCTTTTAGTATCTTTTGCGATATATCCAATCTGAATTAAATGTTTCATAATGTTGTAGACTTTTTTGATTCCCCACCCAAATCTGTTAGCAATATTCTGTGCATTGACCTTCCAGTCAGCAGGCTTTGATAACAGATAAACAAGTACTGCAAGACCATCACCAGACAACTTCTCATCATTAATGAGCTTGTTAGGTAAAGTAGAATAGTTCTCCTGCAAGGTAGATTTATTGATAAATGTCTCAGTCATAACCAACCTATCTGTGGTTTGCCTTGATAACCTTTTTCCCAGATAAACCATGCCATGCAAATCATGCCACCTTTGATTGTAGCATCACCATTCTTTTGCAATGTTAATCTCTTGGAAAACACCCACACTCTTATTGGTGGATAAATTTCAAAGAACTTTCTTCTCTCAGCACCTTCCAGAAAGGCAATCTTTAACAACAATGCAACCTTCTTATCAGCTATCCAAATAGAGTGCTTGGCAAAGTCCAGAGCATTTTTAAATGGTGGATTGGTAATAATATTCTGTCTCTTGTCATGCTCTAATAAAAAATCCAGATTGACGTTGCCATAACCTCTGTCGATTAGGTCAGCAGATTCTACATCATGCCCCTTTTCTTCTAATACTTTTGCTATATGTCCTTCACCGCAACATGGCTCATAAATACTGCCATCAAAGCTTTCAACATCTAATAATGCTTCTGTAGCGTGTGGTGGTGTAGAATAGTAATCATCTTTCTGCCGATCACCTCTGACATTGCTGCCTATTATCTGCATGGCTTTTGTCAAATTACTCATCTTTATCCTTCGGTGTAGAAATAACCAGACCACAGACCCAACACTTTCTTACTTCCTCATTCCTATCATCATTGAGTTCAGCCAGGCATTTAGGACATTTATTATTATCGAGCCTTACCTGTATCTCATCTCTGTCTTTACTCATCGTCACCCTCTTTAGGCAGATAGACTTCAACATAGCTTTTACATTCTGGGCAGTGTAAATTGGTCACTACTTTATATTCTTCACTCTCTTCATCAATGTCGTGATCTCCGCCCCAAATAAGTTCATGATTGCAATGCCAACAATTCATTAATTGGCCCATCCAAGCTGCTTAAACAATGCCAACAGGGTTTCCATTCTTACAATGGCTACAGTGTCTTTTTGATCATCTCTGGCAAATACAAAGTCTGCATCATCTTGTTCTAATGCGTTATAAATATGTGTCAGCTTTTTCTTTGAGCGTTTACATTCACCGATATAACCCAGTACAGGGCCTAACTTGATGTCACCGCCATAATTACCCTTCATAGCACCAGATAAGGGTACTCTTTCAGCTAGTACGCCATGCTCTTTAAGCTGATTAACAATCTCTCTTTCATACGATGCACCTTTGTTTCTTGAATGTTTACCGCCCATTCTTATCCTCTTCATCACGAACAGGCTTAACTAGGCACTCATAAAGTGTCTGGTCATGTCTGAGGATGCCGCCTTTTAAATCATCAAGACTGTCAAAGATACGATCAAAGTTCTGTTCAATGCGTTCTAATCGCTCTATGATTCTCTTTTGTGCTACGATGGATAAGACTTCACCTTTGGATGTCATTTGCGATTCATCTCCTCTGCGATTCTTTCAAGCGTACCTGTGTTGGGTTTTTGTATGTTTTTACGCCAACGCAACAGAGTGGAGTAATCAACATTTAGTGTCTGTGATGCCTTCCATATACTACCATAAGTAAGCTCTATTTTTTTTATAAGATTTTGTAATAATTCGTTTGACATAATTCCATTCACTTGCATAAAAATGAAACTGTAGGCGTAAAAGCTTATATTGTAAATTGTAAGAATATTGTAAAATTTGCACTTAAAATGAGCGTTTATTGTTAGGTAATTGTAATGTAGTTGTAAGGTACTTGTAAAAGGATAAAAAATGGATTATTACACTTTAATGAACAGAAAACAGATCAAAACAGCACTTTATAACTGTGCGAGAACGCATAGTATAAGTTTATCCGAATTAGCATCTGAAGCAGGTGTATCTCCAAGTACCATTACAGGCTTTGTCAATGACGTAAAAGGCAGAGAAGATCATGTGCTTTCCATGCGTACTATTAACAAGCTTTCAGTTAAGTTTCCTGACTTATCAAAGTTCTTACAGATAGCAGAGCCATACGATGATCAACAGCTTAAAGAGGTTAGAGTTATTGGCCTTATAGATTTTGAAAATGATCAGAGAATAACACCACTGGATCACAACACTCCTGCTGCTATAATGGTTTCCAATACAAATGATGACTTCATTGCGTTTAAAGCTAATAATGTTCATCAATCTTATTTAAATCGATATTATTTATGCAAGATTGATCCTATAGAAGATGAATCTCAATTTCATAAATATATGACTAAATTAGTGGTTATTGATTGTAAAGAAGGCAGGTTTATGGGTTATTTTTTTAGACCACAAATAGATAATAATTCAAATTATTATGTCAGTAGTTTATCTTTAAAACCTCAAAAATTGACAGACTGTACTGATGTAAAATGGATAGCACCAATAGAATGGATCAAACCCTAAAATGTTTTTTTTTGGCTTTACTATAGGCATAAACGCTTATAAGATTTATTTATTATGAACAGCTTAATTGATATGTGGTTTCCGAGCCGTTTAGACCCAGAACATTGTCCTTTGGATTTCTTTATTGCCAAGTATGTAGCAGGTCTGGATAGAGACAGAATTAACCCTGCAAACAGTAAAATGAACGCAGGAAAATTTGCACACGAAAGTTGGCAGCTACATCTGCAAGGTACACCATTAAAAGAGGCGATAGAGACTTGTAAGCACGAATTATCAAAGTTTAATGCACCTAATGCTAAAGATAACGAACAGCATAAGTTATGTCTTAAACATTTTGATACTGTGGTAAATAACTTTGTCCTGGCATCTGCTGAGTGCAATATAAAAGTTAATGAAATAGAACAGCTATTTAAGACAGATGCAGAAGGTATAGAACTCAATGTCGGCGGTTATGTCGATGTTGTAGAATTTGATTATATCAATGAAGCTAAAAGCAAATGGCCTACACCCTTTTTAAAAGCTGATGGGTCTTATTCTGAAAGGTCACAATCGCTTCCTAAAGCACCTACAGCGAGTAATGTAAGACAGGCTGCAATCTATTCCAGAGCATCAAACAAGCCTGTAAGAATCATCTATGCAAGTCACAAAGGCTACCAGGTGTTTGACCAGACTAATTGTGAAGCACTAAGGCCAGAAGGTTTAAACGCAGCATTTGAAACAATGAGAATGTCAGCAAGAGCCAGACAGAACTTATTAAAGATCAGCAGTGATCCAGAGATTATATCACGATATGTCATTCCTAATTTTGGGCATTACGTCTGGAATAATGTGGATGATGACATTGTGCAGAAAGTAAAACAGATTTGGGGATATAGAAATGGCTAGACACCCATTAGAAGTATGGATGAGAAAATGGACGATCATAATTATTACTGTGTATTTTATTTTTCTTATCGTTATGACAACAGTTAATTAAGTTTATGAGGGGTTTGGAACTGGCATTTTCCTCCGCTAACTAGCAAGCCCCTCACCAAATATATGGGAGTATATAATGGAAGATAAAATAGACAAAGGTATACCAATTCCCTCACTAGGAAGAGGACGATATAAACGTCTTGTAGATCAAATGAAAGTTGGAGACAGTGTTTTGTTTGTTGATGAAGATCATGGATTTAAAAAAGACTACTCAGACTCAATGGCAACTAGTTTAATTTTGGCCTTTAAAAAAAATGGAATGAAAGGTTGCAAAAGAATAATGAAAAAACCAAACAATGGGCCTACAGAAACAAGAGTGTGGAGAATAGAATAAAATGCAATATAAAATAGAAAAAAATGTACCAATACCAAGTTCAAAGAATTATAAAAATTCTTTAAAACCTTTAGTAGATATGGCTATAAAGATGAAAGATGGTGACAGTGTTGTTTTAGAATACAAACAATCAAATTCATTAGTTAGTGCTATTAATAAAAATTGCAAAAATTCAAAAGCATTAAGAAGAAAAATACCTGATACTAACCCAACACAATACAGAATATGGAAAATAAAAGGACAAGTTAGACCACATTCTAAATGGGGTGCATAAATGGCATTTAAACCAACGACACCTGCTGAGAGTAGAAACATCTATACCACTGGTGTTGTACAACAGGCTTGTGCAGCAGGAACAATAAAGACAGTAAAAGAATTACAGGAATGGACTGTTAATGCCACACAGACATTTGATATTTATATGGGCAATCCTGATAACAGAACAAGGGCTACAGCTTCCTTTGTCGAGGTTATGAAAGCCTTAGTTGCCATCAATGATTTACGTTACCTATATGGTGACCCACTGCAAGAAATCGGTGCATTTCACGACAGTAACTTATCGATGATAAGAGAGTTTGCGAACCATGCCGACTTGTACGACTTATACACAAATTTATTCAGAACCAAAGAAGGAATATTAAAGATATGATTATGGAACAACAAGACGTTTACTTTATTGAAGGGTCACCACAGAAAGGCTATAAGCCTGAATATGCTAACAAGATTGGTGTTATACTACCACCTAATGCATCCAGAGGTGAAAACGAACCATCATTTTTATTGAATATGTTGCCACAAAGACAAGGCAAGATGGTTGTATTACCAAAGGGGCAAAAGCCTGGACAAGGACAAGGTATGGGGCAACCTCAACAAGGTGGCTATCAGCAGCAAGGTCAGCAACAAAATAATTATCAAGGTCAAAGTGGGCATATAAGCAATGCTATGCCACAAATGGGTGATCCTGCTGATCCAGGTAATAGTGGACAAAATTACAGATAATTCAATCTTCATCATACCAAGAGCCGACAAAGTGCTTTTGGTTGTTGAGGGTAAGCAATTTGAAGTGAAAATGAATAAAGAGCAGATGCTTAAAAAGGGTCTGCAATTCATCAAAGCTGCTATGGAAAAGAAGGAATG